TTACCGGGTGGGCTTGACCGTCTCTCCCACTCGCCGATAGACCTTCTCGGTTATCTCGTGCTCGGTGTGGCCCAGTAGCTTGCTGGCGTGCCCCAAGTCCATTTCGCTGGCGGCCTTGGGCCGAATGTCGCGGAACTGGAATTCACGGATGCGAACGGCCAGTTCCGTGTCGCCCGCTGCGGTTGCCGCCTTGACGGCATCGTTCCGCGCATCGTCGAATCGGGTGCGCAGCGTCCATTGGTTCAGCGCCTTGCCTGCCGGCGTGGCGATCAGAAACAGGCTGGCCACCTTGCGGTCACGGGCCTTGATGCGGTCGATGACCTTGCCAAGTTCGGTGCGGATGCCACCGTCGTCCAGCAGGATGCGCAGCTTCTTCTTGGTCTTGTTCTGCTGGACTTCGATGGCGCCGTCCTTGATGTCGGCCAGGCGCATCTTGAGCACGTCGGCGGGGCGCTGGCCGGTCAGGTAGTTCAGATCCATGGCGTCCTGCAATTCCACGCTGGCAGCCTTGTAGACGGCATTCCACACGGCATCGTCGGCGTAGTAGTCGCGGGGCTTTTCCTTGTTCTTGCGCACGCCCTTGACCGGGTTTTCCTTGGCCGTGTAGCCCCACTCGCGGGCGAGGTTCCAGACGTGGGAGAACAGGGCGATCTCCCGGTTGGCGCGGACGGGCGCTTTCGCGCCGCGCTCGTCGCGGTACAGTGCAATGTGCTGCGGGGTGATGGAGTTGATCGGCGCGTTGTCGAACACCTTGCGCAGCATCTTCATGCAGCCTTCGTTGTCGCGCTGGGTCTTGGGTGCCTTGGTGGGGATGATGTCGCGGGTGTAGCGGTCGAAGATGACACGCATCAGGCCCGTCTCAATGGGGGCTGGCTTGCATTCGAGTTCTGCCCACTTGCGCTTGGCTTCGTTCAGGTCGGTGCCCAGTGGGATTTCGACTCGCTTGCCGTTGTCGTCGCGCCCGTTGTAGTAAAAGCCTTCCCACACCTTGCCGCTGGCGAGGCGCTTGGTTCGGCGCAACATGCGCGGCGGCAGATCGCGGGATGATGACTTGGGGCGCATGGTCATAGCTTACTCCGTCACCGAATGCCTGAAAAGTCAGGCACCCAGCCGCCCGTTGTGGCGAGGGCTGCCGGGGTGATGCCAGCCATGCGCAGTCTGGCATAGAGCCTGCCGACGATTGGCTCCCCTGCCCTGTTCTTGTGGAATGTCCAGCCGTTTGCCGTCAGCCATTCTGCCTGGTCTGACTTGCGCGAACAGCCGGTGATCTGGGCGATTTCTTCCGGCGTCAGCGTTTCGCTGGCAATCGGCATCTCGAATATGGCGGTCATGTCGCCTCGCCTAAAAAGGTATCTCGTCCCACTTCCACTCGGGGCAGCCTTGCGCCTTGACCTCGGGCGGTGGCTCCACACCACCGGCACGCTTGCAACCGCGCCCGTCGAAGGCATCGCATGACCCGCAGCCGGTGTTGATGGATTCGAGAAAACTGATTTCTTGCTTGAGCGCCTTGATGCGGTGCGCTATTTCTTTTTTCGTGGTGTAGAGGCAATCGCTCATGCAGCGCTCCCGTCGATCTGGTTGAGGCGGGCGAACTGCCCGTGCAGTTGGATGGCCGCTGCGTTGTAGGCGCGTGCCGCGTCAAGCTCGTTGTCGAACAGGCCAAGGTGAATCTTCTTGCCCAGCTTGGAAATCTGAGCAACCCATGCCTTGCGGGCAGCCTTGAACGAGACGCCGAGATAGGCCGATGTGGAACCCGTGGCGCTGGCCTTGTTGGCGGCGTTGTCGTGTGCCGTGGCAAGGCGCAGGTTCTCGATGCGGTTGTCGGTCTTGTCGCCGTTGATGTGGTCGATGAAGCTGGCCGGGTAGTTGCCGTGGTGCAGTGCCCAGACGATGTGATGGGCTTTCATGCGGCAGCCGTCGATCTGGATGTCGTTGTAGGCGCCAGTGGCAGAGCGGCCCGCTTCTTGCCCCACCACGGCACGGGTGGCCATGGGATCGGGGCGCTTGATCCAGTACAGGCGGCCAGCGTCGTAGCGCAGCAGGCTGTGCAGACGGGCGATGGATGGGCGCGTTCTCATGCGGTTTTCCTCCAGTTGAACTTGGCATCCATGACCTGCCAATATTTCCCGTTAAGTTTCACGGTGATGGTTTCGGGTTGAGGGATTCGCTGTTCTTCGACTTGTGTCAAGAATTCCTCAATCGTCTGGGCGGCAACAAGCCCGCGCTGCCAGCACCAGGCGATGTAGTGTTTCTTCACATAGCTGCGCTCATCGAGGATCGGCAGCCACTCGTTGAAAGTGGATGGGCCACACCAGTACGTCACCTTGATCGAATCAGGCTTGCCAATCTTCGAGTACCGTTCGTACTCGACACGATCCACGGTGTAGGTGCGCGGCTTTTCCAGCGCGGCAACCACCACGGCATCAGCGGCTTCGGTGCCGTGCTTGGCCGACTCGTTCTCCGGGAATAGGTTGCCGCACTCCGGGCACTCGCGCACGCCAGCATGCACCAGCGCCTGACAGTTCGGGCATTCCTTGACCGGTGCCACGCTGACGCCTTCGCCTTTCTCTGCCTTGCGCTTGACCTTGATCTGGTCAATTGGGCCATGGCGCTCGACGTTGCCGGCGAAGTCCAGAATCAGCGTGTTCTCTTTGCTTGGGTGCTTGCGCAGGCCGCGCCCCATGATCTGCACGTACAGGCCGGTGGATTTCGTCGGGCGCAGCATCACGATGCAGTCGATGTGCGGGGCATCGAATCCCGTAGTGAGCAGCATGGCGTTGAACAGGATGCGCGTGCGCCCTTCCTTGAAGTCGTTGATCTTGGCGTCACGTTCGCCGGGTGCCATGTCGCCGGTCACGTAGTCGGCTGTCCAACCACGGGCACGGCTGGCCTCGGCGCAGTGGGCAGCGTGCTCCACGCCAGCGCAGAAGCCAAGGATGTGGTTGCGGTCGTGGGCGTAGCGTCCCACTTCATCCAGGGCGCCTTGGATCAGGTATTCCTTGTCCATGGCCTGCTGCACCTCGTTGGCCACGAACTCGCCGCCACGGGTATGCACGTCGGTCAGATCGGCCTTGGTGGCGCCGTTGCGGGCGACCAGCGGGCAGAGCCAGCCGTCTTTGATGAGATCGCCAACACCAGCCTCGTAGGCAATGTCGGTGAATACCCGGTGCTCGCCTTCGATCAGGATGCCGGAGTCCATGCGGTACGGCGTGGCCGTCAGGCCGATGACCTTGAGGTATGGGTTGTGCTGGCGCAGGCCGGTGAGAAAGCGCCCGTACATGGTGTCGCTGTTCTTCGACAGCAAGTGGGCCTCGTCGATGATGACCAGATCAGTGCCGCCGAATTTGGCGGGCATCTTGTGGATGGACTGGATGCCGGCCACGGTGATCTGGTGCTTGACCTTCTTGCCAAGGCCTGCCGACCAGATGCCGATGGGGGCTTCCGGCCAGTAGCGGATGATGGCTTGCGCGTCTTGCTGGATGAGTTCGCGCACATGCGTCAGCAGCAGAATCCGGGTTGCCGGGTATTGTTCGATGGCTTCTTGAATGAATGCCGCCATCGTCAGCGACTTCCCGGCGCCGGTAGGCAACACCAGAACAGGATTACCTGCCTTGGTGTGGAAATACTGGTACAGCGCGTCAATCGCCGCACGTTGGTATGGGCGCAGTACAGGCTTCATTTTTCAATTCTCAGTGTGTAGTTGAGCATTTCTCAACTCTCCGGGCAAAAGTTTGGATTGGCGTAGCTGGAGAATTCCTTGTGGTGCATTTCCCTGCCGTTGATCGCCGCTTCCTTGGCAGCGTTGAGGCTTGAGAACAGACCAAGGTGGATCTTCCTGCCATTGACTCTGACGTGCGCCTGCCACTTCTCCAGCTTCTTGTTCCATGTCACGCCAAGCACGCCACTGGTGTTGCTCGACGGCAGAGCAGAGCGGTTCATGCCGTTCTCTGAAACGGATGCGATGCGCAGGTTTTCAAGCCGGTTGTCTGACTTGTTGCCGTTCTTGTGGTCGATCAGCAAGTCGGTGTCAAAGTCGCCATTTGCGATCAGCCAGACAATGCGATGCACGGCAAGCCGTCGCCCCACAAGATGCACGTACATGTAGCCGCTGGCGTCATGTGTTCCGGCGTTTGTGCCAGCCTTCTGCTTGTTGGTGTTCGCCCACGACTGCGCCGATTGGAAGTGGTGGCGTGGCCTGTGCAGCCAGCGCAGTTGTCCGGTGTTCTCGTCGTAGTCAAAGCACTCGCGCAGGAAGTCGATGCTTGGATACTCAACGGCTTTTTTACCCATCTATCTTCGCTCCAAACTGGATACGGAATTCCTCAATGCCCTGGTCGCAAATAGCCCGGTGATCCTTGGCCGCGCTGATCTCCTTGCTGGCATAGATGAACTGCTGCAAGGGCAAGTCGGCGGGCAACGGCGTGGCTTCGTCGGTGACGATGAACTGCTTGGCCGGGTTGTCCTTGCGCTGAAACATGATCCAGCCGTCGCCCGCGTCAATGGCATCGGCGTAGGTGATGAGGAACGGCAAAGGAAGATGGTGGCCACAACCGGCACGCTGGGCATGCACCGGGATTTCCGGGCCGTGCTTGGCGCACGACCAGCGCCCGTCGCCTTCGCGTTCCGGCGTGGCATGCACGCACGTCCTGCACGACAGGGCCGGCGTCCGGTTGCCATGGCACACGGCATTGTGCGAGCACCAGTTGCAGATGTAGAACTTGGGGTCGTCGCTGATCTTGGGCGGCGGCTCGGTGGCAAAGATGATGCTCTCAGCCTTGGCGAGAATCTTCTCGTACTCGACCTGATCGAACTCGATGCGCTCGGAGTAAAGCTCGTCGGTGTCCTTGTTCACGGCCAGGTACAGGGCGCGATCCATGCCCGACTTGCCCATGTACCACATCATCTGGGCGTAGTGCTCGGGCTTGGCCTTCTTCACGCCGTCCTTCTTGAGCGTGGCGAATGACTTGGCCGAATGGGTCTTGAATTCCGCCACATGATACTTGCGACCACCACCTTGAATGCCTTGAACGCAGGCATCCATATGGCCTCGCATATGTCCGCCAAAATGCGAAAAGCCGAATTGCTTTCCTGTTGCCGGGTCGCAATCCCATACCGTCGCACCAATGCTGCGCAGGTCTGCAACGAACCGGGATTCTGCGAGATGGCCGGTCTGAAACAGGCGATACATCCGACCATCAAAGTCCTCGTCTGATGCCCAGCGGAACGAGTACCACAATGCGCGTTTGCACTCGTGTCCGATGATGGAAGCCCCGAGATAGGTTCTCGATTTTTCCGACTTGCCGCGCTTCTCGTACTGTTCGTAGATGGCCGCGACTACCGGATCGGTGAAGTCGGCGATGTCAGGCATTGGGCGCTCCCGGTGTGTAAACGTGCTTGAGATAGTCAGCCTGCGAGCATCCGTTGTGGCGCGAGATGTACAGGTCTTTGGCTTCGCTCCTGATTGCGGCGAACAGGCTGTTCAGCAATTCATCCTGCGCGTCCATGCTATTGACCATGGAGCTTGCAGCGGCGATGCCCAGCGACAGGCTGCGCACCAGCATCGTCATGTTCTCTGGCGTCTTGTTGGTCTCGACGTGCTTGAGCATGTCAATGACCGTGATTCCGTAATCCATCGTTCAGTCCTTCATTCATGGGTGCGATGGGCGGGTGGCGGTTATCTGGCCAGCCCGCCCATGTGCGGTTGGTTACAGGCCGGCGTTGCCGTACAGGAGCATGAAGCCGGTGGCTTCATGGATGCGCTCGATCTCGTCGGTGACAGCCTGCTTGAACACACGATCAGGCCGGATCAACTCGAACCAGAACACCAGCTTGTCGGACTGCTGGCGGTATTTCAGACGGGCCTCAATGGGGTAGGCCGCCGTGCTGCCCTGGAATACCGGGATGCCGATAGTGAATCGCTCGAAGAACCGCATCTTGGCGCTGGTGCTTTCGTCCTGCTGGTCGACGTAAGGGCGACATACGGGATGCCGCCATGCTCGCGCACGGGATCGACGAGGGACGCGCCAGCGTCCAGAATGACTTGAGCGTTGTTGGTGTCCATGTTGATTCCTTATGCGGCGCTGACTTGCTTGAGTTCCTTCGCCTCGACGGCGACGGGCTTCAAGTCCAGCTTGGTTTGACGGGGATCTTCGGTCATCAGATTGCCTTCTGGCGTGGCGAACAGCAGCGACTCGATGGCAGGTTCGGCAGGCTTCTTGATGGCGACGTTGCCGGTGACAGCCAGAGCACCAGCCGTTGCCTTGCGCAGTTTCAGGGTGAGCGTCAGAGTGCCAGTCTTGCCGGTGGCATCAACAGCCTTGACCAGTTCGGCCAGCTTCTCGCTGGCGTCGTCGATCAGGCAGCCGGCCTCAAGGTGGCGCAGGGTGTCAGTGATAGAGCGAACCATGGTGATTCCTTTCATTCAATGATTTGCCAGTCCTCGGCGAGCATGTCCGTCTGGGAGGCAAGCCATCCCGGCAACATGGCGCGTCGGCCTTCGGCGTTGGTTGTCCACATGTCGTTATGCGGCAGCAAGTTCGCGCTCCGCAAGTTCGCACATCACTCCGCATTCAATGTCGGGCTCATCTTGGTAACGGCCCTTGTTCGGCGGCAGGTCGCGAAGTGAAAACCTCTCGCCAGTCTTACGGTCGCGGAACAGGTAGGCGCTTGGGCCAATCAACTCCTGCACCTGCGCCAGTTCCTCGAACTGCTCCGGGAAGTCGCGGCGTACCTTATTCCAGTAGCCTTCACCGCCCTTCACACATCCGATGCAGTTGGCGTTTTGGTAGCCAAGGCGGTACATCATCGGCAGTTCAATTCCGGCACGCTGCACCATCGCTAGGCAGTCGGCTTTTCCGAGTCCGCGGTCAATCAGCGGGGTCAAAACCCGGCGGTCGCCGTTGGCGTCGAGAAAGGCGTCTAGGCGCTTCTCTTCTTCGGCCGTGTAGCCCAGCACCCACACATCATCTGGCCTGCCCCATGCGTCCATCAGCTCGCGCTTCAGAAACTTTGTGCAGGGCGCTCCGTTGCGCCCGGCCATGTACATCCGGCGCCGGAACACCTCCACCGTCGAGGCGTTGTATTTAGTGTCGCGCAGCACCGTGATCGGCACTCCGAACCAACCCTCGCAGTCGGCCAGGAATCGTCGGTTGTCGGGGTGTTCCTGCTCAATGTAGGCGTTTATCACGGCTACATCCCGCGTCGCTCCGAACTCGGCCAAAACCAGTTTTGTCGCAACCGCCGAGGCTGCCCCACACGAAAATCGAGAAACAATCCTTGGTTCCATGTTCTTGTCCTTATCTCCAGCTTCCGCATAACTCCACATTCCACCGGACCGCCTACCGGCGGCCGGTGAATTAGGCGTTAGGCGTGCCGGCCACGAGAATTAGCCACATGCCTTTGCCGTTCCAGCCAGCGCGGGCGACTTTCAGGCCCATCTTGAGAGCGGCCAGGGCGTTGCCGAAGTCCATGCCTTTGTACGGGCGGTAGGCACGCTCGAACACATCAGCCGGCGACCACGAGATGTAGCCTTCGTAGTCCGGGTGATTGGCTTTGCCGCCGTCGATGTACTCGACCAGATAGCCGGCGTCGTCGCCGTTCTCGTCGGCTGGAAGCTCCCAGCCACGCAGCGCGTTGTACGCAGCGCGGTTCATCGGGTGAGCGTGGATTAGCTTGGTGCCAATGTGCAGGGTCATTGCTGGGCCTCCTGCGGTTCATCGGCGCCAGCTTCTTCCACCGGGCAACCAGTGGCCACGAGCGAAACCAGATCGTCCTGCCCAGCCACTTCGCACGAGAACTTGTTGCGCGAAGCGTGGCGCACGGCTTGAGGCTGGTTGCTGGCACGGATCAGGCGCTTCTTGCCGGATTCGGTGTCCGTCACGAGATAGATGCGGGTCTGGGTGCTCATGCCTGCGCCTCCGTTGCTTCCGGGGGAAGGGCACGGATACGCTCGGCCTCGGCCTCACGCTCGGCAGCATCGTTGTGAGCCTGTTCTGCATCCTGCAAGGTTTGCAGGGCAGCGCCACGCATGGCGCCGTAAAGCTGCTCAACGCGCTCATAGGGCAGCTTGCCCAACCCTTCCAGCAGCAGATTGACCTGCTGGAAATTCAGGGTGTAGTTGATCGGCACAGTGGCCGGGTTGAATGGTTGTTGCACGTTAATCTCCTATGGTTTCAATCCACGCCTTTCGGCGAATCGGCCTACTCGCTGCACCGGATGGCCAGTGCCGGGAACCCCCAGCACGCCGGCATCTGCTTTCGGCCTTGTCGGGTTACTTCGCCCAGGGCGGCGTGCCGGGGGCGGCAGCCGGGGCAGCGGCAGCGGGCGCGGCCTGTTGGCTGCCCCACGGAGCGCCACCGGAGGCGGTAGGCGCAGCGACGGAAGCACCGGGGCCAACGGCTTCGTACTTCTTGATGATGTTGCTCTCGCGCTTGCGGTCGTCGATCTCGACGGCGACGGTGATGAGCATCGGCTTGTTGTGCAGTTCAGCCGAATCGCTGGGCTTGATGACGCCAACAGCGCGGCAGATCGCCCCCAGTTCGCGCTGTGCAATATCCACGGCGGTCTGGTTCGGATTGACGAGGTTCAGGCGTGCCCAGAGCTTGCGCCCCTTCTGCTGGCCGTCCAGAACCTCGAACGTGAATTGCAGGAACTGGCCGTTGCCTGACTTGGTGGGCTTCATTTCGGAAGCGGTGGCGATCACCACGTATTGCCCTTCGGGCAGCGCGGAGAACTCTTGTTGCTCGGGTACTTGGGAGGCGTCAAAGCCTGCGAGATTGGCCATCGTTCGATCCTTTCGTTATGGCAGTTTGTGAAAAGTTGAGGAAATCTCAATCACTCAGGCAGCAGAAGCCGCCAGAGCGTTTGCAAAAGCGTTCCAATCCAGCGGCAAGGATGCCGGTAGGTTGTAACGGTTCTTTGCCAGATAGGCCGGCGTCTCCTGCGTGTACAGAAGGCGCTCGCCCGTGGTGATGCCGCGATTGACTTGCTTGTTGAAGCCGACTTCATCCTTTTTGACGAGGGTGCGGTAGTTGGCAAACAGCACGGCATCGGCCCATTCCTGCAACAGCGCGGAGGCACGCGATTGCAGCTTGGGTTGGTAGCGGTCATACGGCTCGACCTCGGGCGAATCGAAACGCTTGATTTCGCAATGCCCGATGATGATGACAACCATGTTCTTGTCGTTGCGCAGCGCGTTGAAACCGTCCAGAACCTCGCGCCACTTGTCGGCCAGGATCAGCGCACCCTTGCCGTAGGCCAGTTCCTTTGCGTCGTGCTTGGCCTCGATCTCGGTTTGCAGGATGGATTCCAGCCAATCGGCTGAGTCCAGCACCACGGACTTGTAATCATGCGGCTCGGTGTAGAGCGTGCGAATCGCCTCCATCACGTCGCCGCTGGTCTTGGCCAGCGGGAAACTGCTGGTGTCGATGCTGCCCAATCCGTCCTCCGTACAGATGAAGATGGGATCGGGCGCATTGGCAGCAAACGTGCTTTTTCCGATGCCGTGTGTGGAGTACATGAAGATGCGCGGGGCGTGAATCGTTTTGCCCTTGCGGATAGAGTCAAGGTTGAATGCCATCGGTCGTTCCTTTCGTTGATGTGCCGCGTGAGCGGCGGTTGTTTGCCTGTTCTGCCAGCGTTGCCCACTTGCAGTTCTCAGGTTCGTAGTTCCCGTCGTTGTCGATGCGCTCGATGGTGTAGCCAGTGGGGCGTGGCCCCATGTCGGCGATGAAGTTCTCGAACGAATCCCAGCGTTCGCAGACACGAATGCCGCGTCCGCCGTACAGCGGGTAATCCTTACAGCGCGGATTGCTGCACCGTTGCCGCATGGTTTTCCAAACAGCAAAGACGGCGGTATGTGCGCTGCCGTGCTTCTTCGGCGGGCCGTCGCTATGCCTGCCGTTTTTTCTTGCGTTCTCTGCACGCAGGCATCCGCACGACTTCACCACGCCACGCTTGACCAGGGTGCCTACAGTGATGACATCTTTTCCGCAGTCACACCGAAACACCCATTGCCGCTTGCCGTGTTGGTCAGACCAGATTTGCCCAACAGCAGTCAGGCGGTTGAACTTCTGGCCAGTGATGTCGATTGCCCGCATCGCCTACTCCGTGATGATTCGTGACGGCTCTACATTGACTTCGGGGGCGGTGTCCTCGATGGTCTGGTAGGTCTTGGCGTTTTTCAGGACAGACTCCAGCAGCACCATGGCCATGCCGTGCGCTTGGCTGGTGTCCTCGATGGCGTCTCCGAAGTCGGCACCAACCTGCAAGGTGCCGTCCTCGTTGTCCTCGATGAAGATGGTTGCGCGTGCCATTACTCGGCCCTCGCTTTCATCATCTCGTCGGCGATGGCGTAGGCGTCCTTGGCCATCAGATCGGCACGGCCATGGTCGTAGTACGCACCATTGCGGCAGGCGCCGCCCAGGTTCGGGCTGGCTTGCATGGACAGCAAGCCGGTCATGGCGTGGCATGCAAAGTAGTCGCGGATCGTCATGCCTTGCGAAGCATTGGCAACCAGATCGCTCGTGTCTGCGGTGCGCACTTCCATGGCTGGAAAGGCGGGGCCGCCTGTCTTTTCGGTATCAAACACGGCCAGCCCCCAGAACGATGTGGGCCATGACGTTGCGCTTGACGGCCTGGTACTGGCGACGTGCGCCCGTGGCGGTTACGGTGCCGGTGACGACATAGCGCGTCGGGCGACCATTCACGATTGAGGTTTTCTCAATCATACGGTCGTGCGAAAACTCCAGAGGGGCGCTCGGCTTGAATCCCATGGCGCGACGTAGCGCCTTGGCTTTGGTGGCTCTCATGCTTCCTCCTTGATGGATTCCTGATAACGGCGCTCGGCGGCAAGGTAGCCTTCCAGCGGCCAGAGCTTTTCGCGGGCGTTGTCGTGCGCGATCTGCTCGCCTTTCTCCTGATTGAAGTCAGCCGGATTGACGCAGGCCGATTCACCCAGGACAACAAAGCCATTGACCATCTTGATCTGGCAGATGGTGACGGTCGTACCGGGCAGCCGGTAATAGGTCACGGTGTCGATGCGATTGTCGATGGATTGATTTGTGACGGCGCTCATGCTGCGACCTCCACGGGCTTGACCTCTACCGCCGTCTTGGCCGGCTTCACTTCGAGGGGCAGCAGCTTGTAGATGTCGGGCTGGTTGTCGGCCAGCCACTTGACGCCCTTTTCATCCAGTTCAGGCTTGAGCTTGACGGGGTGCATGTCTGCCGGGATTTGAGCCTTGATCGTCTCCCAGGCTTTCCAGTCCATCTTGCGACTGATCTTGCCGGTGACGGTGATCTTGAAGCCGGTGGCATCGACGGTCTTGGCGCCTTCGTCACGCTTGCCCGTGAGTTCGACGATCTGATCTTCGATGGCCACACGCTCGGCGTTGGCTTTTTGCTCGGCCTTCTTGGCGGCCAGCCATTCGGTACAGAGTTGCTCGATGGTCTGGGTCATAGCGTCATCCCTGCGTTGCGCCACGCTGTCCGAACGCGGTTCTTCACTGGCATGTGCCGGAAGATGCGCAGGTAGTAAATGAAGTCGGTCAGAAACTTTTTCACTTTCGCTCCTTCGTTGGTTGATGGAAACTCAATCATACAGGGCATTGAGAAAAACTCAACCATCAAGGCGAAAAAAATTTTTACCGTGTTGAGTCTTGTTGTTCAGGAAAGCATCTTGCGGATGGTGATTTCTGTCACCCGGCCAATGATGCGAACGCCTTCATCCATGCGGTACGTTGGGAATCTGGTGTCGTCCGCGACCAGCAGATCATCGCCGCCTTCTCGCACGTACTTGCGCAACACGGGTTCGCTGGCCTTGTTGATGACAGCCAGGACGATCTGGCCCGGTTCGGCAACGTGGCCCTTGCTGATGACGGCATAGCAACCGGTCGGGCAGGTGCTGGTCAAGGCATCGCTGGCCACAAGCATGGCGGCTGCCGTCTGTGGCGGATACGCAACAGCGGTTTGCAGCAGTTCCGCGACCGCTTCCCAGTGCCAGCGGGCCATTGCAGAGGGCGGCACGACGGGCACGGCATGGAATGGCGCCTCTGCCTTGCTGCCGATGGCGGCCTGCTTGCCGCTTTCCACGCCCAGCAGCCAGTCGCAACTGACGTGATACCAGCGTGACAGTGCGGCCAAGGTCGAGGCGTTGGGTTCAGTCTTTCCGGCCTCCCACAGATTGACGGTGGAGGGCGATAGGTTCAGGTGTTTGGCCACGTCGCGCTGGGTGATTTCCGGTGTGATGGCCTGACGTGCGGCACGCAGGCGCTGGGCAAGCAGTGGTTTCATGGTGCGCTCCTTCGGTCGGTCGTTCAGTAAATTTAATGCGTGAGTCAAGTATAGAGAAATACTCAGCCCTTGGCGATACGGCGATTTGTGTATAACATTGAGTTTTTCTCAATCTCAAAACACGGCGATGACCAAGAAAATGAGTAATTCTGATGAGCCGGTGGGCTTCACCGTCGAAGGTGTGCTGGCGCTGGCGGGTGGGCGTGGCGCGGTTGCCAAGGAGCTTGGCGTGTCGGTTCAGTCCGTTGTGAAGTGGGGTCGCCGCATCCCGGCGCCCCATGCCCGCAAGGTGGCTGTCATGGCAGGCCTGCCGCTGGAGATCGTGCGCCCGGACATGGTGAAGCGTGGCCACGATGAGGCAAGTGAGTACGTGAAGGCCTCTCGAACATGAGGAAGCGCAGCAAGTACCGGCCCAAGGGGGTGAGGCTTGACGTGATGACGTGGGTCATCAATGGCATGCGGCCAGTGACCGATGCGACAGACGAGATTCTGACGCTGCGCATCAAGAACCACATGGCGATGGAGACGTTGCGCAAGGGGGGGGGCACGAAAGCCGACATGGATGTCGTGATCGCCGCCCTCAACATGACGGAGGCGCTGGCGCGGCTTCGCATCGGAAGCGAACTGGCAGACAAGATACGGGCAGGGCAAGACGCGCTCTATGCCTTGGCGAAGCGTGGCGCCAACCTCGGGCGCTTCATCTTCACCGGGCTGGAGTTGCAGGCCGTCAATCTGGTCATGGAGATCCACGATGCCCAGCTTGACGTATGCACCATCTCCGAACTGGAAAAGGCTGTCGAGATCGTCAAGCAGGAGCTTCGCCACAAGCGCATGCGTGTGGTGGAAGTGAAGGAGGCTTGACCCATGGCCCCACCACTGAACAAAGGGCGGCGCATCGTCAAGATCAACGCCATGTCGCAGGCCAAGCTGATCGCGCTCATGCTCGATGGCGTCTATACCTGCGAGCAACTGGCCGAAGAAACCGGCCTGCACTACGTCACCGTTCTCCAGTACACCCGCGAACTGCACCGGGCCAAGGCTGCGCACATTTCGAGCTGGGAGAAGGATAGCCGTGGGCGCGATGCCATCAAGGTCTATCAGATCGGCAGAGGACGGGACGCCAAGCGCGAGAAGCTGACCGCTGCCCAACGGCAGGCGCGGTATCAGGCCAAAAAGAAAGCACACGCCTTGTGCCAACTGTTCGCCGGAAAGCAGACAGCATGAACGAAGAAAAACAAGATCAATCCATCTTCGCCGAATTTGCGTGGAAGTTTCTGGAGCGAGACATCAGCGTGGTGCCCATTGCACCAGGCAGCAAGAAACCCGGCCAGTATTCGCAGGAGCAAGGCTGGCGCGGCATGGGCGACTGGACGCGATTCGCGCAGCGCATGCCCACCGACATCGAGATCGAGCACTGGGAGAAGTGGCCGGATGCCGGTATCGGCGTGGTGCTCGGCAAGCTGTCCGGGCTGGTGGCGCTGGACAAGGACTACGACTTGCCGGGGGGTGGCAATGACGCACTGCAAGCCCTGATTCCGTACAGCCCGGTGGCCAAGAAGGGCGAGAAAGGCTGGACGCGGTTCTACCGCTGGAACGGCGAGAAGTCGTGCAGCTTCGACGTGGGCGGCATGCGCGTGCTCGATGTGCTGTCGGACGGTCGGCAAACCGTAGTGCCGCCGACGATCCACCCCACCGGCCTGCATTACACCTGGATCACGGAGGACACGCTTGATTCACTGCTGTCGGTGTCGGAACTGCCGATGCTGCCCGACGACTTCCTCCAGCAAGTCGAGAAGGTGCTGGCGCCGTACCAGTCCGACAACGACAAGAAGCACCAGAAGCGGCACGTCGCACCCAAGGAGGACGACGGCCACATCAACACCGATCTGTCGATTCAGGCCGAATACTTCCGTGACCTGAATGCTGCCGCGCTGTCGCGCCTGGATGACTGGGTGCCCAAGATCATCCCGACGGCCAAGGCTAACCACGACGGCTACCGCTGCATTGCCACGTGGCGCAACTGCAAGAACCCGAACGTCGGCATCCACCCGCACGGCATCCGTGACTGGGGCGGGGGCTACGGCATGACCGCCGTCGATTTGGTGATGTACGCGAACGGGATGCCGTTTCAGCGGGCCGCCGAATCTCTGCGCAACTGCTTGGCCCTGTCGGAGCCGGAGCCTATCCAAATGACCGTGGGCGGCCAGCCACAGCACCAGGCGCACACGCCAGCGGCACCGGCCAAGCTGCCTCCGTTGCCTTGGCAGAAGATGGTGGAGCAGCCCGCGCCCGTGATGCTGCCGCCAACGACCAGCGACGAACCGGCGATGGCCATACCGCGCTTCATCACCAATCCGCCCGGTATCCTGAACGACATCGCCGCCTGGATCACGGCCACGGCACCGAAGGCCCAGCCTGAACTGTCTCTGGCCGCCGCCATCTCCCTGGGCGCAACCTGCACCCAGCGCATCTACCGCAGCAATCTGGCCAACTTCACCAGCCTGTACATGGTCATGGTGGCCAAGTCGACCGAAGGCAAGGAACACCCGCAGTCGTGCGTGGAGCGTGTGCTGACGGCTGCCGGCCTGCAAGCCTTGATTGCCGGGTCGGGCTACACCTCGGCGGGCGCCGTGTTCTCGGCGCTGCTGCGCCAGCCCAGCCACATCGCCATCATCGACGAGATGGGCAAGCTGCTGAAACTATCGCGCAGCAAGGGCAACGCCAACAGCGAGGCGGCCATCGACAAGCTGGTGGAGGCCTTCGGCAAGCTGAACGGCGTGATTCGTCCACCGGTCTATTCGACCATGACCATGACCAAGGCTCAGGCCGGGGCTATGCAGGGGGCGGTGCGGATGATCCATAACCCTGCCGTGTCGATTCTGGGAGCGACGACGCCATCCACGTTCTACGGCAACCTGACCGACGATCTGGTGCAGGATGGTTTCCTCGGTCGCTTGATCGTGGTCGAGTCCAGCCAGCCGCGCCAGTTGGCCCGCTTCGTCGATCAGACAGATCCACCGGCCCGCATTGTCGAGTGGTGCAAGAAGGTCAATGCGCCAGCCCAGCGCACGGGCAACCTGTCGGAGATCGCCATGGCAGAGATGCCAGCCACCACGGTGGGCATGGAGATCAGGGACGAGTGCCAGGAGTTGATGCGGGCATTCGAGACGGAACTGAACCAGTTGAAAGACCAGTTCGAGCCGGAACGTCTGGACGTGCTGCTGGGACGGACGTTCGAGAAGGCGTTACGCCTGTCGATGATCGCGGCCAAGGCGTGCGATCCCAGCACCGTGACCGTGCGCCGCGAGCATCTGGAGTGGGCCATCAGCTACGTGCGCCACTACGACATGGCAATGATTCGCGCCGTGCGCAAGAACCGCATCGTGAATCAGATCGACACGGACATGAAGAAGGCCGTCGACTACATCAAGGGTGCCCGCAAGTACGCCAGCGATCCCAAGCTGGCGCATCTGGCCAGCGTGCTGGCGTCAGGCGCAATGCCGCGTCAGTTGCTCTTGAAGAAGATGCACATGAAGGCCAGCGAGTTCAATGCCATGATCGACACGGCCATCGAGGCGGGCATCATCACCCGGTCGCCCGGTGTGCATCTCAACTACGCGGGCGATGTGTATTACTGCGCCGATCAAGACTGACGACGGGTTGCGCGATCGTACTCGTCGGCCAGTCTTGAGGCGCCGGCTTCCGCCTGCATTCGCTCGTTCTCGGTGCGCTCTTGCCATCGACCTACCCGGTACGCAACGTACAGGGCCAGCAGCATCAGTATTCCAGTCATGTCCATCGTTCGCTCCTTCGTTGCCGTCAGTCTGGCACAAAAAAAGGCCGATTGCTCGGCCTGGGGCTAGGGCTTCTTCTTCCTCGGGCGCTTGACGCCTTCCGGGTAGGGCTGCTTGTTGCGCGAACCGGGCGGCCTGCCACGGCCACGCCTGCCGACGATCTGCTCCACCTTCCCATTCGTGCGCAGCTTGTTGCCCACCACCGGCAGCGAGGACATCATCAGGTCTGACCAACGAATCACCCAGCGCCCATTGAGCAACTCGGCATCTCCGATCATGTAGCCAGCGCGGCACCAGGCCGTCACGCATTGCGGCGTGACGCCCAGCAGTTCGGCAAGCTGTTTCGGGGTCATCAGCATGGCCTACGCCCTCACAATCGGCTTAACGTGGCAGGCATGGTGCAGCGTGGTTTCCCGGTTGCTGCCATCCATCAGGACAGTGATTCGCGTCCATTGGCCAGGTTCGCGCCGTACCTTCTGGTATTTCTGCCCGGTACGGCACAGCACGAACCGCACACCGTCGCCAAGCTGGCGCAGGTAGGATGCGCGAGGCGATGCGCGGCATGTGAATGCTGGGCTTCCACTTCTTCTTTTCGCCGATCAGGTCGCCCAGCCGGTAGCCGTGCTGGTAGGTGGCTTGGTAGTCGTACTCGATGGGCCTGCCGCCGTTGTAGTGCGGGTCTTGCGGGTAGATGGGGCAGAAGTTTTCACGCACCCACAGCCGGTCGCCGACTTGCCCGTAGGGGCAATCGACGTAGCCTGCGTAATCGACACGGGCAGGCTTCCACACTTGGCCATTGGTCACGACGACATCAGCACCGTAGCGCAGCTTGACGACACGCCGCGTCATGGTCTTTCGGCCTTCAAGAATGGCCCGCACCATGGGGCCGCTGAACAGGATGGGGCGCTCTTTCATGTCTGGCTCCATCCACAGGATTCGCACTTCATGCAGTCGATCACACGGCCAGGGCCGCCCGGTGACATGGTGATGCAGGTATCCTGCCCCGGAAAGTCCGGGACGCCTGCGCTCCACGTCTGGCCCATGGCAATGCCTGGGCGCATGATGCCACCACACCGCTTGCACAGGCGAAGGTCGGGGTCTTTACCCAGAATGGCACGCACGCGGGCGATAAAGGCCTCCTTGCTCTCGTGCTCGTGCGTCACGGTGTCGCGCAACTCGATCAGGACGGCGGCCAAGGCATTGGCACGCTTGTTGGCAGCCTCAAGTTCCTCGGCCTGCCGGTTCATGCGTGCCCGCATCTGGCGGGCCTCCTGCTCAAGCGTGGCAATGTCGGTTTCGTTTTCGGTGGTCATTCTTCCTCCTTCACTTCCTCGAACTCATTGTTGTCGCTGAGCTTGTATGCCGTGTCGGCCTTGATGCCGTCCTCGCCTACATAGCCAATCTTGGTGCGGTAACGCTGCGCCTTACTGTCCCACCACTGGATGCGAATTTCGCCGCTCTTGCCAGCCGTCGCCGTGCCGTAATTGCCAGCCGTCGCCGTGCCGCGATAGCCAGCCGTCGCCGTGCCGTAATTGCCAGCCGTCGCCGTGCCGCTCTCGCCAGCCGTCGCCGTGCCGTAATTGCCAGCCGTCACCGTGCCGCTCTCGCCAGCCGTCGCCGTGCCGCCCTCGCCAGCCGTCGCCGTGCCGCGATAGCCAGCCGTCGCCGTGCCGTAATTGCCAGCCGTCGCCGTGCCGCGATAGCCAGCCGTCGCCGTGCCGCTCTCGCCAGCCGTCGCCGTGCCGTA